TTCTTATACAATCCAACGAATGGTCAAATCCCTTTTCTGGCTCTTCCACTATATTTCCTTCCTTATCTTTTTTCCTTTGATAGCTTTCAATCTCAGCTTTGACTTTCACGCTTCGTTTGGTTATCTTGAGTCTAAATTGCTGCATGTAATCTATCCCTGCTAAAACTGACCCCTTACCTTTATTACAAGGTTCGATATAAGGGAAGCCTTTTTCCTCATAGATTATCTCTAACTTGCCAGTTTCTTTATTAATCTTTTCTTCTTTATAATACCAATTCTGCAATTCCTCTATCTTCCCAGGTGCCTCACTGTCAGCTATTATTTTGTAATCATTCAACTTCATATCATTCATATCTTTGGCTAATTGCGGTATGGTTTGCCTGGTTAAATAGGATAACTGGTCTACATAGATTATTTTTTCTTCCATATCTACAACGGTTCTTATTAACGCCTGCGGTGCGATATATCCAAAATCCAGCCCTAACACTGGCTCATCATCAGGAAATTCATCATCCTCTATCATTTCCCAATTGGTATAAATAGCATTTTCCAGCATACCGTATTGGCCTAAAGTAAAAACAGTTCTCATATTGCCGGTATAGCTTTCCAGTAATTTCTTATAGGCCAAGTCATTCTTGATAAATATGTTATCTTTATAAGTAGTGGTTAATATGGTTATATCTTCTTTTTCTTCTTCGGTTAGGCCAGAGAAGAATCGTTTGTAAGTCCAGTTACTTTTTAAAATTGGATTATAGGTAAGGACAATCTGCATATAGGTATGGAATATACCTCGTAGTCTGCGGTCTAATTCTTCAAAATCTTTAGGGTATAATTCGGTAGCTTCTTCTATCCATATCCCTGTTATGCCCTCAATTGATTTTAATTTATCAGGATCATCTACCCCAGCAAACAATATCTCATTGCCATTACTTCTAAAGGTGATGGTCATATCAGTTAGGTTTATTTTAAATTCTTCGGATAGTTCCCATTTAGATATATAATCCCTGAATAATTGGAATACGGATTTCCTGATAGTATCTTTTACTTTGCGGATAATAAGGAAGCGATGTTTAGATTCAGTTATGATTCGATAGAGGATTTTCTGGCAAGCTATATGCGATTTGCCTGCCCCACTACCGCCTTTTAAAATAAGGTATCTACGCTTATCGTAAAGGCAGGGAATATATACAGGGTTTAAAAGGGATTCGAAATTAGTTACATCGATTACGGTTTCATTCATTAGGCTCTAAATTCCCTGGGAACGTGTTCTCATATAATATAGTTGATAATTTAATATATAGTTTATCGGGATCAATTTTATCTAATACTATCCTCTGTTTGCGGCTTGTTTTCTTTATATTTATAATAGATAAACAAGTCATTAAAGCCCTTATTTCTTTTTTATATAAATCAATCTTCATCTTCTTTTTCTTCCTTCTTTCCCAACACAATTACCTTTCTGGCTAACTCAACCTCATGCTTTTCAGCAGGGTAATCCCTTCAATTTAAAAGCCATGTCAAGATATCTTTGCCTTGTCGGATAATCCTCTACATCAATAAATTCAATACTTCTCGAATCAGCGTCTTGTATGTCAGTCGAATTAGGCTGTGCTTCTTTAGGTTTAATCGGTATAACAGAAACAACCTTTTTAGCTTCAAGTCCTTCATTTAATTTCTGGCTAAGAAAAGTATCGGTTACACCTATTCTGTCTAACACTTCTTTTATCTTGATATCAACTTTTTTCAACATTCGATATCCCAATTCACCAGCTGATTCTTTTTTGCAATCAGTATGTAAACTCATATATGCTTCGGTGGCATTTCCGTTAAACTTAACATAAGCGTCAATAAATCTTCTTTGCGTTAGTGTCCGTTTATTTCCCATTTAATCACCTTCTAAAGTTTTTTACCTCTCCCCCATTTTACGATATTAAATTGATTGTGTCAATTATACTATTATCTTGATAACTATTTCCGTTCTCGGGTTTGCCTTGTCGATATTAAATGTTACCAATGGCTGCCCTATACAATCATAACAATCATCATTTATAACCTGTTGGTCAACTAAAGCATCAAGCCAGGCTATTAAACCACCACCTAAATAATTTTGCACATCACGCCTTCGTTTAGTCTTGAAATATATATGAAAGGTTATGGTTACATTCTCCGCAAAATCACCTATATCGTCTTCTACATTATTATTCATTAATTTTTTATGCTGTTCATAAATTAGCCAGCTAATCATATCTTTATATATCATTCGCACACTCCAATGCAAATTTATATATTCATTTTTGCTTAACGGCACTTCATCAATGATTAATTTCATCTCATCACCGTCCATACCCAATACCCTATCCCGCATAAGCTAACCATAAATATCACTGCCCAAATCGCTTGATTATAATCTCTTTCAGTAACTGGGATAGGTTGGTTTATATATTTACTCTGTGCTTTTGACCATCTAAGCTTCATCGCTTTCTGCCTCCTTTCTGGCTATTTCCGCACCCTCTATAATTTGTTCAGTGACGCCCTTTACAACTTCTTTGATGTTTTCCTTCGGGAAGTATTTCTGTTCTAACCTGTTAATATATTTTTCCCAATAAGTTCCTATTGGTCTTGGTCTATTATCTCTTAATTCCTCCCACATCTGCCGATACTTCTCACCTTGCTTGAGTAGAGTAATAATATTTTGGTAATTATTTATAGCATTTTTAACATCAGATTTTTCTTTTACCATTTCGGGTATACCAAATGCTTCATAAATTTCTTCATGTATCTTTAGTTCATTCTCTAAAAACTCTATCGCTTCTTTCGTATTCATTCTTTCACCTCCTTCCCCATTATAAAAATCATATCTATAAATTCCTTTGTAGCTTCGCCATTCCACTTATATATTTTTTCCTTCATAACTAATCTCTCAATATTCTCTCTAACCTTTTCGTAAGTTCTATCTTTTCTCATTAACATTCCTGCATTTTCATATATTTGTTTTATGGTTATCATTTCTCAGCCTCCCTCAAATATTTTTGCTCAATCTTATCCATCATTGGAAAGAAGTTAAATTCAGAAGCAATGCCATAAAGTTCAAACCACATCAGCCGATACTTTTTGCCACGCTTGAGTAAAACTATCACTTCGTCCATATCAGTATAATATGATGTATCATAATATAGCTTTCGGTATAATTCTAAAAACTCAATCGCTTCTTTCGTTTTCATCTAATCAGTCCCTCCTATCTTTAAATCTTTTAATTCCTTCTCATTCGGATAATCGTTATTCTGTTCTAACTTTCTAACCCGCTTTTCTAACTTGCTGTTATCCACTACAATATCTCGATAAAGACTAATCATCGCTGTAATTTTATTCTCCAAAGTAGTAAGCTGTGAGAAAATATTATTGTTGTCTTCGATAACTTTATCTAAATTATTTTTTTTCTCTACCTTTTCGGTAAATTCCATATTTTCATATTGACATCTATCTTCAGTCATTTATTTCACCGCCTCCCACTTTTCACCAGTCCAGATTTTGTGATATTTCTCCTTCATAACAAAAGCAAGCCAAACTTCGTTCATTGAATTAAAAGTAGAAGCAAACTCTTTTGCATTTAGTTCATCGTCTGAATGCCACCAAAGAAATTTGCAAAATACTTCATACCAATCCCTATCTACCATCTCCTGTAACTGTTCTTGTGTGAATAGCCAGGTTAAATCTTGAAATGTCCAGTATTTGCTTATCTCATTACATACATAAACTTTAAGTCCTTCGCCAAAATTATAAGCTACAAAATCTTGATTAGAAAATTGGTTTTTGCCTTTCTTTAATTTTTGTATCTCCTCTGCCTGCTCGCACATTTTAATATAATTTTTAGTTATCATTATTTAATTACCTCCCTTCTTATTTTCTCTATCTCTATTTCCTCTTTCAAATTATCTTCCCGGCACTTATCGCTGCAAAATAACCGGCCAGCTGTTACGTTAGCAATTTCAATATAAAACCTTTTTCCGCAATGCCAGCAATAGACGGGTAATTCGGTTACTTTAGTCATTAGTTAATTGCCCCCCTTCTTTTATAATATCTCCAATCTTAACTGGTTCTTTTTTCTCCTTAAATTCTTCCCGGAGCTTTCTGATCCCTTGCCTGCTCCTTTCTATTTCTTCTTCGCTTGCCGTCCTCATTTCCCCTTTCTCTAAAGC